CCACTAGCCGTCAAAACAGTAGCATAGGTGTCGGTGGTTTTCCAAGCAAAACCACCACTACCACCAGAACCACAAACCATATACAATGTTTTGCCCCACTGCGCCATACAAGCACCATGCGCACTAACAGAGGTTATGTCCACGCCAGCGGATGATTGAAGCGTGGTAAAGTTACCGCCAGTAGAACGCCAAATCTTGTTGGCGTTCGTCAACATAACAGTGCTTGTATCCCCATAAAAAGGATACAACCTTTCAGGACTCCAAGTACCAGACACCGCTGTGGTGTTCAACTGATGCTGACCACCACGACTAAACACACCACCACGAGGGTCAATCTCAACATTCAACATGTCGGGAGATTCAAAGTTGGACAACTGAAACTGGTCGGCACGATAATTCAAACCGCCAGTAAAATCACTGACCTCAACAATATTCAACCCAGCCACGGCTACTGCCCTAGCGTTCTACCGAGGCTCTGCATCCACCCATTAAAGGTCGGGCGACCAGCCGTATGACCAGCAGACAACACCAAATGCGCATGACTGTTCGGCTTCTGAATAGCATCCCGAGCCATAGAAACACCCTCATCAAACGAACGCTTATAGGTATCAGCCATCACAGTATCCTCAAGACGCTGATACACACGACTACACGCATAATACGCCAACGGGAAATGCAGATTCGGTGCAGCATCAACATACCCCTCAGTAGTAATCCAGTCAATCGGTTCACGATACGCACGAACCGTCAAAGTCCGAACATTGTTCGGCTTCGGAAACAGATGAACCTTACCCTCCCAAATGCTATAGAACAGTGGGTCACCAGAAATATCATAGGACCCCATATAGGTCTGCTCAGCCTCATCATGCCCAACCATCTGCAAACGAGTACCCACACCAGTCGGGTCCACAATAGAAACAACCTGAGCAATCGGGTCAGCCGTAAACGCAGAAATCGTATAAGCACGCTGCTCAGCAACCGTATTAAAAGTAAACGACTTCTCCAACCAAGACCAACGCTTCTCAAGGTCAAGAATACGGTAATAACCGTCACGCAAATACAGATTCAACAACGAATCGGGAAGGTCCTCAGCATCCAAATCCGTGATATCACGAACCGTCTGACGCAAAGCGGCAGCAGTCATCTGATTATAAGCCATTAAGCAGCATCCTTCGGAATCTCAGCCTTGGCACGCTTCATGTGTCCAGCGCAGAACCGCTGTCCACGCACCTTGTTTGCGCCACAGGTATCATCGTTACCTTCACACTTGTCACCACGACCAAGATACGGTCCACTAGGAGCAGCGATACGGGCGTTGGCAACGGCGTTCAGCCGTTGACCACCAACAGGGGTTCCATAATAGGCTTGGGCGTGGACAGGAGGAGTATTCATCATAAATAGGGGAATGGTTCCCCCAAACCCCTTTAATTACCGAACAAACCCAGCAAATAAGAAGCCAAAGCATTAACCTGTTTGGCAACCTTTTTACCAGCACCCTTTGGTGCGCCAAAAGGCGCAACACTGAGGGCAGCCCAAGCAGCATTTGACGGGTTACCAGACTCCAAAAACTTGTAGGCATCCTTGACACCAAACAAGTCGGCAACATTACTATAGGCGGCAGCCTTGCCGCCCAACCCCATCTTAGCAACCATTTTCTGTGTCTCAGGAGTCATACCCAAAGAACCAAACTGATTAACCATATTTCCCTGTCGCCCTCGTGGGGCTTCAACAGAACCAGCCTGCTTCAACAACGCCTCGGACTCAGAACCCAACAAGGTTTTAACCAAAAACTTATTCAGTTCGTCAAGCGACAAACCAGAATCCTTCTTTGGCATCTTAGCCATGTTTAGCGAGGACCTCTTGCACGGTTAATCTTGTTCTTCATTCGCTGACGGCTAGCAGCACGGCTAGCAGCAGTTGATTCCTGACGAACAATCTTCCGAGCCTGCTCAGCCTTGGTACGGCGACCAGCAGCATTCTGTGGTGCATTTCTTCCACCAGCCTTAACCCAATCTGCACGCTTTTGCTGACGAGCAGCAGCAGCATCAATAGCCTTAGATGGGTTAGCCTGCTGGCGTGCGCCAACACCCTTAGTCTTGGATTCAAAACCACGCTTACGAGATTCATAAGCAGCCTTCTGTCCACGAGTCTTTGCGCTGGTGATATCACGGTTGATGTAGTAGTCGGCACCCAACTTGCGGTCCCACTCACGAATCAAAGCAGCCTTGCCCTTCGCATTCTTAGCGGCATCATCAGCAGCCTTCTGCGCCTTAGCCGACAGTTGAGCAGCCAATTCCTTATTGCCACGCTTAGCAGCATTCTTAGCCTGCTTCCAGATATCGTCCCAAATGTTAGCCTTGGGTCTGCGTGCTTGTGCCATAATTAGTAATGTCCCTTCATGTTCCTGAGAACATAATCCTTGTAGTCTTTGGTAAGACCACCCTTCTTATTGTACGGATTCTTCTTATACTTCGGGTCTGGAATGTCATTCGCAGCCTTCTTGGCAGCCCTCTTGGCTCCCTTAAGGATTCCCTTACCGATATCGTCCAAGCCACGAGCGTGACCTTGACGGGCTTGAATAGCAGGCTTGCGCATTAGTAACTCCTAACCTTCTTAGACTTAGACTTGGTGGATGCAGCCTTCTTGGGATAATTAGATGTAACTGTCCCAGCCTTCGGCTTGGCATCTGCGTGGCTCGCCAAAATGCGATACTTTTGTGGCATAAATGCTCCTAAATATAAATAATGGTGGGGAGATTTCTCCCCCCACCATTATGATAAATGTTCCCCAAAAAGGAAACTATGCTCGGTAGATGCTTACCGTGTTCGCTGCGGTAAACACTGCAATATACGATGCAGATGATGCTGCTGCAACCGAGAAGGTTGCCGATGCACCAACAAGTGTTACACCCGAAGCACCAGCAGTTACCACGATTGGGTGGGTTGCTGCGGCGGCGTTGACAACGGTGAAACGGAAACTTGAACCGACACCCTCATCTGTGAACGCTGCACCAAGTTCCGCACCAGTTGGTGTGGTCAAGGTGCGGCTTGCCGTTGGGGTCATCGTGTACAGTGTAGTTGCTGCACCAGCAAGAGTTGCTGCTGCTTGTACGGTTGCTGCGTCAGTTGCTGCAACTACCGATACCAACTCTTCCTTGGTTGCCCAAGCGGCGAGTCGTGTACGGTCAATTGCGCCATTGTCGTTTGATTTTAGTGGCATTTTTTTCTCCTAAATTTTGAAGTTTTTTTTAATAAGTTGGAAATGGGGGCTTGCGCCCCCATCGCCATAATCGGTTAACTTACGCCGTCTTGGCGGTCAACTTACCTTGCTTCGCAGCGTTGCGACAGGTCAAGTTGCCGTAGCACATGATGAGTGCGTAACGAGCATCCAAGTCCTCAGGACGAACAAAAGCGGTCTGTTCAAACCACTTGCCTGAGTGACCAACCAAGGTCAGGTACTTGCTGTTCAAGAAGTACACAATACCAGCGGTGCAATGCTCATCGTAAACAACAGGAGCAGCCTTGAACAGCAGGTTCTGGAAGCCAGCATCTGCGGTCTTGGTGTCGGTGTAACGAAGTTGCGGCTGCAAAAGAGCCTCATACTTCTCAAACAGGGTCTGGGTCGTCAGCACCATGTCTGGGTGGTCGTTACCGACCGACACGCTGTTGTACGCCGTGGACATCTGGGCGAGGGTCAAAGCACCTGCGGTGTTCTCCTCGTACGAACGCCAGTACTCGTTACCAGCGGTTGCACGGTTGATTCCACCAACGGTTCCCGAAGCCTCAACGATGTTGCCAAGACCGTTCCAGTCCTTGCCGCTGTTGCCCGTTCCGTCTGCGAAGAACATCTGGTTGAAGCCTTCACGCATGGACTCCTCAGCCTGCATAATCTTCGCCTCAAGCAGGTTGATGATTTCCTGCTCGCCGTTGTTCTTTGCTTCCTCAATTCCCGAGATGGCGATGGATGCAGCGTACTGCTTCCAGTCGTACTCGGCTGCGGTGATGCCGCTCTGAGCCGTCAGCGAGATGGTGTCGTAGCCACTGTACGAGCCCACGGTGCTGTTCTGACCGTAGATGAGCGGTTCAACAATCTTCGTGCCTCCGTTGAGCATGCGAATGCGACCCTTGTCCGAGAGGAAGTAGGTCAACGGGCGTGCCGTGAAGATGTTGTCCGTGAGTTGGTCACGGTAGTTTGCGAGCGTTGTTGAAAGCAACGCATCAAAGTTTGCGTTTGACATTGTCACTCCTTAAAGTGAACTAGAAGGGTTAAATTGCGCCGTATTGGCGTTTGGCGGCTTCCCATGCTTCCCGAATTGATGTGATGGGTTCAAAACTTTCGTTGGTAGTGGTAGCCGTAGCGGATGCTCCGCCCGACACCACAGACGCTTGACGCTTTGCCTCAACAACAGCCTGTTCGGCTGCTGTTTTATGCTCAGTCGCCTTACGCTCCAACTCCATCTTGGACATCATCTTGTCAAATGCGAGTTGCTTGTAAGTGCCTTCCAAGTCGGTAGAACCAAGCCGCAAAGCGGTGGTAATAACTTCTTGGACATTGAAATCCTGATACCGAGACTGTAGCCGTTGAACCTCAGCCTCAACTTTCTGTTGAGTCTGATAATCCTCAAATGTTGCTATCCGCTTGTCAAGTTCCCGATAACGCTGTTCCACAGGGTCCAGCATCTCAAAATCTTCACCATCAGCAACCATATCGGCAGCAGCCTGACGGCTGATACCATAATGCTTGCTCAACAGGTCAATAGTGGCAGCAGGGTCAGTCTCAAGAGCAGTTTGCAAAGCAGAGGCGAACTGAAATTGTTCACGCTGCTGAGCGAGTTCCTGCGTCTTGCGAGTATAATCCGCTTGCCGCTGATAACCAGCGATAGCCTCACTTAACGGAACTTGCAGTTCCTCACCATCTAACTTGACAGGAACTCTATGATTGGAGTATTCCTCTACAGGAAGAACGGGTGTATCTGGGGCTTCTGTAACGCTTTCCGAAACGGGTGAACCAGAGGTTTCCACGGGCTGCGATTGGGTGACTTCGTCACTCATTATGTTTTACTCTCCTAGAGTCCTAAATGGTTGCTCTACCTATATAAACAGTCGTTCCCTAGAGGGCTGGCGGCATCTGTCCTTGCTGCAACATAGCCTGCAACATAGCAGGGTCACCATTTAACGGACCAGCAGGGACAGGAGAGGTAGGCGGAACCATCGGACCCTCTGATGGTGCGCCAGCACCAGCCATCTGCTCAGGACCAGCCTGAGGCTGCGGCTGTGGCTGCATAATGAACTCATCAGGATTCTTAACACCAAAACCCTGCTGAAGAACATAGGCAGCCAACTTCGGCATGTCAACGATACCTGCACCAGCGAACGGTGCCATAGCATCAACAATCTGAAGTGCCATCTGACGGCGGAAAGACTCATTATGCGGCTGAGTAGAACCAGCCGCAACCTCAAAGTCAAAATCGCCCTCAAGATAATCACGGTCAAACTGAACCCAAACAGGTTCACCATCTTTACCAGTGATTCGTGCAACCTGTTCACCAGTCATATACTGGCGTGCCAAAGCCACCATACGGCGACCCACCTCGGCAATCGCCTGCTCAACCATAGCCAACTTATCGGCAGTTCTAGCATTGGACGAATCCTGAACCAACGAAGCCTCGGTAGCGGTACGGCGAATCTCAGGTGAACCACCACGCTGAATTTCTGTCACACCAGAAACACGGTCAATATCCGCAATAATAGTTTCTGTCTGATTATAGAAATCAGGTGGGTTAATAACCGCTGGGAAAGCAGATACCACACCGCCCAAAGCCTCATCGCTAATAACGGGAACCATTACATTGTCCTCGTCAGATTCAAGGGCTGTGCGACCCAACTGGTCAAACGCCGACTCCTTGTACAGATACTTACGAGCAAACTTCTTGCGATGATTCATCATCTGCGAACGAGTCTCGTTCAATTCTTTCTGAAGCGGCTCAATGCTCTCAAGGTCGCCAATCGGGTAAAAAGTGTCTGGCACATCATAATTGCGCAGCATCACAAATGGCTGCCCAAACGAATACGGCATACTCATAGGCTTAACAAGAAACTGGTCCGAACCCTCACAGAATACCGACATCTTCTTGCCGACAATATCGTAGAACTCCCAAATCTCGGCATAACCCTGATTCTTGTCCTGAATCTTTTTGCGTGACGGGTCATCCGCATAGCGGCTGACCGCCATAACCTGAACCGATTCACGAGCAGACTTAGAATAACGCTTATCAGCCTTAACCTCAGACAGTGGACGGCGAATACGCTGAGCAATCCACTTAATGTCTTTCATGCTGGTTGCATCTGGGTCAACAAACACATCCATAGGGCTGACACGCTCAGCAAACGGACTATCTGCCGTAATTACTGTGTTGGTGGTGATTTCGCCACCAACCACAGTTGGGTCAGAGAACTCATCGTCCACGCCAACAACTTCTTCTTCAACAAAACGGTAACCGACCTTAATCCAGCCATGACCACAAACCAGTGAATCTTTGACCGCACGGCGGAACTCCGTGCGGATATCACGATGCCTCCACCAGTAGTTTACAACCGCTTCAGCGATGACAGCATTGGCAGCATTATCAGGGCTGACAGAGTTAACGGTAATCTTTGGGAAGTTAACAGCAATATTCGGGGCAATAATGTTTACCGTGGAAAAAGCAATATTGACCAGCAAACGGTCCTCGTTACGGTAATCCTCATAATGCTGACCTTTATACAGGTCATTCATTCTGCGCCAAGTCGCATCATAACCTTCATCCTTGCGCCAACGCTTAGAAGCCTCCAAACGCTGCTTATAATTCTTCAGGTAATCTGCTGCCGACTTCTTAGCCATTATTCTGCGTCCTTTTGACCCTCATGCCAACCAATATGGTTGTCCAACTTGCTGCCCATAGCATCAACTTTTTTCCCTATCATTCGTAAAAGAATCTGTCCTTGGGCGTGCTGGTCGGTATTCTCTTTGCGAAGTTTTTGTAATACCACAACGACTGGTCCTGTGATGATTGCGACCGCAATAGGGACCCAGACCGCCGAGGACATACATTACATCCAGTTCGTGACAGGCTCGGCGTTATAGCCGTTAATCTTAGCCTGCTCAACAGTTTGACGCTGACGCTCACGAATAGTAGGACCATGAAAATCCTCCTGACCATAAGTAAAGCCAAGACGGACCCCCTTAATATGGCATTTGAAGCAGATTGACCCACGATGAGGCATCTGCTCTACAAAAAACTGTGTCTGACAAGTGTCGCATATTAATTCCATACACAAATATGACCATTGTTCCCTAGAATGGGACCTGTTTTCGTACATTATGGGACCCAATGAACACTTTTCCGTCACCATAATTGGAAAACATGTGCTGTTCCCACCACAAAAGGCTGTTTTTAGGTACGGAAACATCTCCACGGTACTCTGGAAGCCACACATACTTTAGCATCTGATTGGCAATAGCCAAACTGATGGTTCGGTCATCGTGTGGGCTACCAGTCATACGCCCATTTTCCTTGCGCACAAAGGTGCGCAATTCAGCCAAAGTCTTTTCATCCAGAATGGTAATGCCACCATCACGAATGTTGGCATTCAGTTCGTCAATCATCAACGGTTTGCTGGTACCTGTGGTTCTCCAACCCAAAACATCAGTAGCGTCTGCACGGACAGCATTAAGTCGGCGTTGTTTATACAGATTCTTATAGCCATGCTTCTGGGCAGCCTTCAAGGTAGTCAAACCGTGGTTATTGTTTTCCACACCCAACAGGGCTGTGTTGTACCACCAGCCCAGTTCAGCCAGAAGTTCACCAAAAATATCTGGTTCAATATGTCCATGCCAGTGGGCAACAATTAAACCTGTGGCTGCATCAATTATGTGAGCAGAACTATAGTCGCCATGCGACAAGCCTTCAGCGACATCCGCTCCAATCACATAAACGCTGGCAAGGTCAGGAAATTCCCAAACTGATAGTTCGCCATCTTTCTCATATCGGAACTCACCGTTGCCATCCGAAAACAAATGGTAATATCCAGTGTTGGGTTCAGCCATTTCCATGCTATCCAGCAAGTCAATGTCAAATACTGGATTACCTGACTTAATAAACGCTTCCTCTGGGAAGCGTGGATACTCTTGGTGCATCTGCCAGTCCTGCATGTTGCGTGACTTGGCTTCGTACCAATCATCATTTCTTTCCCCATCTGCATTCCAAGGGAAGAAAATACCCTTGAACTTATTGTCGCCTGTTTGCGACCCAACCCATAACTGGTGAAAAAAGTTTCCAGAACCATTAGCCGTGGACAATCCAATAACCCGACCACCGACATCGGTAATAGGTTCAATAGAAGCCCACGCTTCCTCAGGATTCGGCAAGAATGCCCATTCGTCCACAATCACCAAATACACCGACTCACCTCGGGCAGGGTCGCTGCCCGATGGCAGAGACTCAATAGCAGACTCGTTATCAAACACCATCTTCAACTGATGGTCAGTGGTTTGGCGTGGACCACGCTCCTTCATCCAATGCGGAAGAAACCTATAGCCGTATTTGCTTTTTGCAAGCAACTTGACCGATTCACGCTCAGTACGGGACAACATAACAATAAATCGGTCTGGGGCAAAAAACACCAACCAAAAAGCATAAGCAGCAGCCAAAGTGCTGAAACCAATCTGGCGTGCCTTCAGAACAATACTATAGCGTTCCGACATCCACGAGCGAATAGTGGACAACTGTGCTTCACGCAACTCAAACTTAATTCGTCCACGCTCAGGATGCTTAATACACCAATAGTTTGAACAGAAATAATTGAACGCTTCAATCTGTTCATCCAAACTGGCGTTTTCGGGACCACGACACTTACGCCATTCCTTTTCGTTCAGCAGTGGTGTCAGTTCCACGGTTTGCCACCCCACGGAATCCAACCATCACCATAATGCCGCTCAGCATAATCAAAAATAGCCATAAAAGCCAGAGCATTAACCCTAGGATTAAACAAGTCATCACATGACTCCACAATCCCCCAATGCTGGAGAACACCCTTCTTGAAATACTTATTTGGTTTACACCAATAGGCATTGATTTGAAAAAGACCATAAGAACCACCCATCGGGTCTGTGGGGTTAAACGCTACTTGGCGGCAGCGTGACTCACGCCACATCACATAATCCACCTGATATCTGCCAGCGGAACGCTGAGCAGAAACCATACTAGAAATATCCTTACGATGGTCACACAACAACTCCCTAGTCGTAGCGTGGACAGGAGAGGCAAACATAACTGAAATCAGTATAGCCGAAACTAGCAGCAACTTTTTCATAAGTTCCAATCTAGTGGACCGTAGTCCACCATAGGTTACTTGAACAGTGCCTTAAAGGCTTGATGAACCTTCTTCGGGTCATCAGCAAACTCGGGAGAAATTTCTATATGGTACCAGTCCCCACGGGGCGCACCAACCACCACCTGATGATGATACTTTTCCCACCCATCACGGGTACACTTATAGGCACGACCATACGGGGCTGGGAAATAATCTATAATCAGTTCAATACCCAATGCGGCAGCATTGGTGGCAAGAAAGTTAATGAAATCATTAGCCTGTTTTCTGTCCTTGCCACGCCAACTCAAGTCCATAGCCCGACCCGTTGAGTGAACTGACATCTTATCAGGACGACCCTTGATGGGTCGCACACCCCAAGTGCCATTATTCCACAAATTCTTCTGGCTCAATAGAACACAGTGTTTTACAAATGATTCTGTGCCTTTGCGTTTTCCCTTGGAAACGCCATCAGACATACCCGTATAGGGTCGCCTAGACATTAACGCTTCTTTCTCGGGGCAGCCTTCTTCTTTACAACCAGACGGCGACCATAACGAGAATCTTTCGGGTCAAGCCACGAATACACAACAGGCAGCAACGCTGCTACACCAGCATTCAGAATAACCGTCCATTCACGGCTGCCAGCCGTATAGGCTGCGATGATTGCGGCGGCAAATACTTTTGCCCACGACTTTAGCATAGCCTTATGTTCGCTAGATACTTTCATATTTCTCCTAGTTACCATTTTCCCAATGGACATTTAGATGATTTAATTTTAGTTTTAACTGGCATAAAACACTTACATACTTTACATTGTGCCAAATGCTTGTTAAACTTTTCGCATTCACGGCAAACAACCATGCGTGCTTTAAGGTCTATTGAATCGGTTCCCATTCTGACTTCTCATCATTCCAATTATGGGTAATAAACCAATTTCGGATATCCTCATCCCAAGAATACAAATGCTCATCATTTTCTGGATATGAAACTGGGGCAACCCAATCCGAATCAGAGTTCAACTCCCAACTTGGAAATGGTGCTGGAAGAACAAAAGAATCCGTAGCCTCATCATATCGGGAACCAACACGAGCAAAAGTTTTCCTAATATTACCGTGCAAACTAGTGCGTAGGCAGCGTTGTCCACGGAACTGGGAATAATGTTCTTCCCAATTAGAGATTCCATCAACAACTTCCCATTCGTTGCGACCAACAATAACTTCAATCACAATGTTGTTTTCATCAAGAAATGCGTAATGTGCCATTAGAATGTAATCGTCCCTGTGCCACCAGTAAATGAATAGATTCGGAAACCACCGCTAGTAGTAGTCGTATAGGTCAAACCACCGCTAATTGAAGTAATTACTGCTTCGCTATCAACATAGCGTAGTGCGACAAATCCCGAACCACCAACACCAGCCATCCCAGTAGGACCACCACAGTCACGACCACCGCCACCGCCGCCGCCGCCAGTATTAGCACCACCAGTTCCACCTTGTCCACCGCAACCGTTCGGTTCAGTTCCCGCTCCCTGACCGCCACCGCCAGAACCGCCAGCACAACCAGAACAGTTTTGACAGAAGTTTACGGCATCACCCTTACCGCCACCGCCACCACGGGTTACAGCAGAACCAGTAATAGAGTTACTCAGACCGTTACCACCAACACAGGATGTTGCGGCAGCACCAGAACCACCACCACCACCAGAAGCAGAACCATTATAACCCTGTGTAGTTGCTCCACCAGCGTTACCACCAACACCATAGGATGCTGGCGAGTTTCCAGCAGTTGAGGTTACTGTTGCAAGAACAGAATTGCTTTGTGCTGCGCCGACTGTGACAGTATAGGTTGCTCCACGCTCAAATTCCAATGGTGCGTCAAGAGGGGAACCGCCACCATTCGTTGCACCAGTTACGGAAGTACGATAACCTCCAGCACCGCCGCCACCCGAACCGTTGCCGCCACCATATCCACCACCAGCAATAACAAGATATTGAACCGAAATAGGTGGATTCCCACCACGGCGTACAGAATCAACAGACCCAACAACACCACGGCGGCTGCGTGGCGCAAGTGCGCCACCACTCATAGCCTTACCACCAAAAGTTTCAATTAACGCTCTGGGCACAAATACCTACTAAGCGGTGATTCGGTTTACATACCCATGAATAACGATAGCCGTACCAGTTGCAGCAAACGCACGAATAACCAGCGGAGTGGCATTACCCTTAAGAATAAGACCAGGCGCAATAAGGTACAGACCGTTTTCAGCCTTAACCGTATACTCAATGTCATCAGAACCAGCAGTGGTTCCACCCCACTGAACAGTCAACTTGCGGTCAGTGCCGTCATAGTTCACTGCATACAACCAAATTTCATCCAGCGTGGTAGCGGTGGACGAACCAGTGTGAATCGTGGTTCCAGCCGATGCGGTTGCGGTAACCAAAATACCACGACCATCAGTTGAACCGCTCAGAATTTGCTTTGAAAATGTTGCCATATACTATTGAACTCCTGTTCCCTAGAAGATTGCGGAAGCCAGAATAAACTGGTCATCCTCTTTAGCATTCATAACAAATGCCGTAGTTGCCACCTGCGTAGTGCTGGTGCTAACTGCCGCCGTTGGGGCAGCAGGCGTACCCGTAAAAGTAGGGCTAGCCAAATCCGCTTTTGCAGACAACAGTGTAGAAATAGCCGAAGAAAGCGAAACAAACTCCGAAATATCCGACAAAGAAATCTTCTTCGTCGTAGTCGTGCTAGTATCTACAACTGGCAAAACATCGTTAGTTGCCGCCGTTGACGAGGTGAGCGCGGTAAGCGCAGAGATTTTACTATCAGCCATTAGCCGTTACCTACTTCCAACAAAATAAACGAACCGTCTTCCAATAGCAAATCTGTTCCATTTTCCAACTCAAGGTTAGAAACCACAAAATCTGGGTCAGACCAAAAAGAGTTCGCCAAGTCACCCCAAGTAGTACCAGAAGCCTCACTGGTAGGAATCTGGGCAACATAATAGTCATACTGCAACGAACCACGATACTGAAGACCAGTAGCAGACCAATGAGCATACAGCAAATCGCCCAGCGTGTTTCCAGCGGTCGGGTACAACGCCTTCAAGGCTACAAACATAGCATCGTTAGTCGTTGTCATAATCCCTCATTTTTCTTGGTTCACCCTCACAGCATGAATCCTTGTAGCCACACTCGGGACACCGCCAGCGGCACGCTACAGGCGGATAATCACACCCACAAGTAGGACACTCAACGGTAGCCCCCACTATTGGCTCTTTAGTTCCCTACGGGATTCTACTTCTGATTGAGCGGCTGCCGCAATAAGAGCATCCAGTTCCGCATCCGAGATTTCGGATGGCTTGGTGGAATGTTCCACATGGACTTGGGTTGGTGCCAAACGGTTCGTTGCCTGTAGATACAGTTTGGCGGAGTTGTTGTCTCCGTTCATCGCACGCTCGTACAATGAATCTAATAGTTTTTGGGTTCGTTCGGGGGATTGCTGTAGGTCGTTGACTCGCTTTTCCCATTCCAGTTTGAACGCTGGCTTTTTCTTCCACCTACGCAAGGTGGTTTCGTCTACGCCAAGTTCGGTTGCAAGTTTGTCTTGGGAGGTTGGGGTTCGGTGTCCTGCTGGGGTCATCAGCCAGTTCAGGAATTGTTCTTGTCGTACATCAAGTATGCTGTCCATGCTAATAGAGGGTTTGTTCTCAACTTGTATGCAACTTGTAAAGGAACCGATAGAACATGGATGGGGGGACCTACGGGGGGGGTAAGGGATACTGGATTAGCACCGAGCGACAGCGTAGGTGCGTCCAATAATATTGGGTTTAAGGATACAACCAGCCTACGGCTGGTTTAACTAGAAGATAGTATCATTTTCAGCATGGACAGGTGGGGTCATGTTTAGAACAATCGCTGTAATAGTAGGTACCGCTATGGGGACTTTGGCTGGGATAGCCATGTTTCTTCGGGTGCTGTTTCGGGAACTAGAGAAAGCAGACGACAACAATGGCTTCTAAGAAGATGCGTAAGCCGATGGACAGCGCAAAGGATGACGCTGAACGGATGATGGGTGCTATGGCATTTATCAATGATAAGTACGGTAAGAACTGGGACACCGAAGGCTATAAGACTCCCCGTGAGTTTATGAATTCTGCTAAGGATGTTATTTCGGAGTCTGAGATTGGTGATATGTTTCCTGAGGCTGTTTGGTCTAGGGCTGCTGATAAGATTCTGATGGATGTTTGGTCCCGTAAGCGTAACAAGATGAAGATTGCCCGTAAGTAATTATGGCATCTAAGAAAGCAGCCAAAAAGGTCGCTAAGGTTATGCGTGAATATAAGTCTGGGACTTTGCATTCTGGTAAGGGTGGTAAGATAGTTAAGTCTCGTAAGCAGGCTATTGCTATTGCCCTCAGTGAAGCAAAGATGTCTAAGAAGCCTGTTAAGAAGGCAGCGAAGAAGGTTCCGAAGGGTTATCATCGTATGCCGAATGGTAAACTGATGGAAGGTCCTCGTCACGAGCGTACCGAATCCAAGCGTGAGCAGATGCGTGAATATGGCAAGGTGAAGCGCAAGAGTAAGTAATGGGTTACACGAAACCAGACTTGCGGCGGCGCATTGTCGCCGCTGTAAAAGCAGGAACCTCAGGCGGCAAAGCAGGACAATGGTCCGCACGCAAAGCCCAAATCGTAGCACAACGCTACGAAAAGGCTGGAGGCGGCTACACAGGTAGCCGCACCAAAGCACAAAAGAATCTAAAAAAATGGACCTCAGAGAAGTGGACAACATCAGATGGCAAACCTGCTATTAGAAAGAGCGGCACAACTAGATACCTACCTGAAAAAGCATGGGACAAACTTACGCCGTCACAGAAGCAGGCAACAAATCGCAAGAAACTTCAAGCGTCAAAACAGGGCAAACAGTTCGTATCCAACACTAAGGCAGCACGGACAGCAGGACGGGCTGCACGAAAGGCACGATAATGGCAACCAGCAAGCGTGACCCACGACTAGCACGAGCAGGAGTCAGCGGCTACAACAAGCCAAAAGCAACACCAAACCACCCAACCAAATCACACATCGTAGTAGCCAAATCAGGTGGACAAATCAAAACCATCCGCTTCGGACAACAAGGCGTTTCAGGCTCACCCAAAAAGAAGGGTGAAAGCAAAGCCTATGCCAGTAGACGCAAGCGATTCCAAACACGCCACGCAAAAAACATTGCTAAGGGTCCAATGAGCGCAGCATACTGGGCTAACAAAGTAAAGTGGTAACCAGCCACATTGGCTCCTAGCATAACTGGCAGTGCAACGGACTGTTAATCCGTAAAGTCTTGGTTCAAACCCAAGGGAGCCAGCCATATAAAAATATAACGCATTGGCTCTGTAGAGACTCATATATTTACACGCATAGGGGGCGTACCCCCCCATGCCCCCCGTACACATGCATAGGCGTGGAAGACGGAAAAAGTTTTCGGATTATGGTCCCGATTATGTGCCGAAAAATGCCACCGATTTGACAGCGGTGCTATTCATGCGCACACGAGAGGGGGGTGCGAACGGATGCCATCGGACCGAGGTACAGTTTTCTTTCGGCGTATGCGAGACTGCGTGCTTTCGTGGGACTTTTCTTGCGCATTATGTGTAGGAAAGCACGGGAAAAGTCTT